GCATATAAATCTGTTTCATTTTTACCTTTACCAGTGTATCGTTTAGCACAGTTGTTTAAGTCATAGCGCATTTGATTTTCATCAACAAGGGCCGATGCAATCATCGTGTCCACAATTTTACCGCTGACACTTAAACCGAGCGCTCGTATCCAACACACGTCATACATGGCGTTGTGAAATATTTTATCTGCTGGTGTATCTAGTACACCTTGAAACCATTTTAAAACTTTTTTACGATCCATATTACCACCACCTTCGTGAGCAATAGGATAGTATCCTGACCAACCAGTTACAGCTACAGCTATACCAGTTACATCACCTTTACCAACTACAGATCCTGATCCCATCTTCATTAGATCTGGGTCTTTAGTTTCTAAGTCAATAGCAATCTCATCATACTTAGATAAGTCTGGAAAGTTTTCTGGTGGTAACCACTCTGTCTGTGGTTTAAATAGAGGTATCTGCATCGTAATCCCTTTCAATAATCATTTCTAAAAAGTGTATTGCTTTCAATATGTCTTGTTTCTTTCCTTTGTCGCGATGTCTTATAATATATTTTATAGCACAACCTTCAGGATAGAGCAACTCATTCTCTATTACAAACTTGCTTGGCTGAATTTTATATTTTTGGTAGTGAGATCCTCCGATCTGCTTGTCGTATGGTTTCATAATATATATCCCTTCTCATATTTTTTTGGTTCTACAATGTGTAAGTTTTCTTTTGTTCGTGTTGCACCTACATAAAATAATCTGTTCTCGTCATCAGGATTCTTTTCATAACTTCGCATAGTATTTTCTGTAAGATCTGTCAGCAGTACAACGTTAGTTGCTTCACCACCTTTTGCTGCATGAATAGTTGACAGTTCTATTCTAGGTTTTTCATTTAACTTTTCTCCATTCCTTCTCATCTTTCTAAGATAGTCTACTTTAGTTTGACCTGCGTTATCAAACGCTTCATACCAAACTGTTTTTACTTGTAGACCATAGTCGTTAATTAACTGATCTATGTCATAGAAAGATCCTTTAGCCATACCCTGTATTTTTTTAGAGTGCCAATGTTTAGGACCCATAAATTTAGATATGTTTATTACTTGTTTGTAAGATAGTGGTTGTCCCTTTAATGCATTTTCCCATGCAGTAGCTGCTTCATGTAAATCTTGTTCATTACTTCTTTTATATCTATTAGAGTAATATAGTCCTTTTCTGTATAACGATTCTTCTATGTCGTTTAACATGTGTCTAGTTCTGCTTAACACCAGCCAGTCACCTGTAGACATGTCAATGCTTTCTATATCAAAATGTCGTTGTAAGTTTCCCTGGTTAACTTTTGGTTCCCATGTTTTATCTATTCTATTTTTTATTTTGTTAATAATATTCATGGCTAGATTGTGTACTTTAGCCGGTATCCTGTAAGACTGTGTTAGTGGTAAGTATTCTCCTTTTAAAGCTATGAAAGAATCTACATCCGCACCAGCCCATCTAAATATAGCCTGGTCATCGTCACCTGCAATAAAGGCATCTGTTGTTTTATTCCAGATAGATTTTGTCATGTCCCATTGCATTAACGATAGATCCTGAGCTTCATCAATAAACACTACATCAAACTTTGGTGATAGATCTGACTTTATAAAATTTAAAATCATGTCATTAAAATCTATTAAGTTGTATTCTTTTTTGTAACGTCTTAGTTCGTTGTGTATAATTCTAAGTTGATCTCTTTCCAGGTCCTGTGTGTGTTCTGCTAAATCAAACTGTTGTTCTGGTGTAATGTTACGTAGTTGTGCCAGCTGTATAATTCTTAAATACTCACTGTCTGATGTAAAGATACCACCCTGGTCTTCTTGATAGTCAGCGTAGGTTACAGGAAAACCTAACTTCTTACCTAGATCTTTGTAGTGTCTTGGTTGCATTACCTGATCTTTTTTTAATCCTAACTTTCTAAATGCTAGTGAGTGTAGTGTTCTAAAGTATGGTAGGTCATCTTCTGTTAAATTAAATTGTTTGATTGCACGATCTCTTGCTTCGTGTGCAGCTTTTTGTGTAAATGCAAAGTAACCTATCTTGTCAGGGTCTGTGTTTTTTAAATATGAGTCTACCTTTTTTAACAAAGTTGTAGTCTTACCTGTGCCTGGTGGTCCCAATACAATCGTTCTCAAAATATATCCTTTGGTTTTAATTCTTTTTGATTGTAGTCGTCATTTTTTTTATCAAACTGTTTTACTACAAACACAGAAGTTCTTTCTCTACCAATACGTTTGTCATCACAGTTGCATGTTTCTTTTAACATCTGTGCTGTACGTGAGTATGGTACATCCCAACGTTTTCTAATTAAAAATTGATTGTAGAATCTATCAAACACAAAATGGTGATGACCTTCGCTAGTCCACACACCACCTTTTTTAAGATCGTTTTTATCTGTAGATACTTGTCTATTTAAACAATACTCTTCTAAATGATTTTGTAATTGGTCCTGCGTAGTCACACCTTCTGGTGGATCTATTGGTTCGTGATTCTTCATCAGTGGATTTATTATCATGTCCCAGTCTTTTGGTTTTACTGTTGGTGGTTTAAAGTCTAGCTGTTCCATACATGCTTCCTGGAATAAACTTTGTTGTTTTAAAAACTTTACGTTTTCCAAGTGTAACCGTTCGCCATCTACGTTTAGATAATAATATGGTTTTTCTAATTTAATTTTTTGTAAGTCAGTCAGTGCAGGAAATACTATCTCTTCACCAATACCAAACTTTCTTTCTCTACATAGTTTTTTATCACACAGATTACACATAGGTGTATCATTACACTTGTAACCCCATTCTTTTTTGTCATGTTGTCTCTTAATTATTTCTACTTCAGACTCACTAAGTGGCACAGTAGATGCTGTTGCATTAAACAAAGTCATTTTACTTTTCCATTCTGCTGGCCATTTCTTTTTAGCATACACACCAAAATGAAACATAGAATTGTTACGACCGCCTTCTGGTATTTTATTCATAGCCATAAGTTCTATGCATGGTGGTGCATCAGAATATTCTGATTGTGGTCTTTCTATTTTTATTTTTGTAATGTCTGTTTGTTTTACTTCTGTGTATATTGTGTAAAATTCTTCTAGTGTTGCAGCTGATCCATCTTGTTTAAATGCATAACGTGTTGTGTCGTCACCATTAAAGTATGGTAAGTTTAAAAAGTTACCTGTGTCGTCTGCTGATTTTAATTGTATTTGTTTTGGAAAGACTTCTGATCCGCCGTATCCTAGTAGTGTTTTTATTTCTGTTAACTTATCCCTCATTCTTTCTGCAGCTACGGGTAGTTCCGAGAAGAGAAAGACGTGTGCTCCTCCACTCTTTGACCTACACACGGCCAGAGGCAGATTAAATTGTTTTATTTTATCTATTAATTTTTTGTGATCAAATCCTGCGTATGAATCTATATCCACACATCCCCATACACATTGATTATCTTCGTTGATTGGTATGATACCTAAACTTTGTTTACCATTTAAATGCATTTCCCACAGGTCCGTGGTCACTGGTTGACGTACAACAAATGATTGACCTTTTAATTTGACACCATTCTCAGCAGGTGCACTTACTTTAGTACAGCCATGAGCACGTTCCAATCCTTTAAATATCTTTTCAAACATATTTTTTAATAGGCGCTTCCACTCTCGCTTCCACGCCTACTCCTAGGATTTTATTTAGTATGGTGAATCTGTTTTTGATTCGTCTGATCCGTGTTTAACTTGCACGTCACCTTTGCCAACTTGATCAGCAAAAGATTTTGCAATTCCATAAACACCTTGATCTGAAATCGGACCAACCTTAGATACTTCCCAACCAAACCATGTTCCTTTGTCATTAGACATTTGAACAGTTTTTAGATTGTAAATGTGGCTATATGTTGGTGGTGTAAACAAACCAGTTTTACCCTGCAATTTAATTCCCATCATAATGGAATTCCATTTACGACTAATCTTTAATTGAGTAGCCTTCATAGATATTAACGCAGTTTGTGGTGAATCACCTAACACTACTACATAATGGTTTGCAGTGTTGTCAATGTAATTACCATTTGGTAATCTATCTTTGTAGGATTTATCACGAGTAGTTTGACTCATAATATCAGAACTAGCATCATGGATTGCAACGGGTGCACCAGTGCCAGCTCCTCTGTCTTGCCATTCTATTAATTTTCTTTCATAGAATACTGGCAACACATTTATTCCTTTTGCTCCATCATAAAGTTCATTTGTGACACTGTTAATAATCATGCCTGGTTCAGCACCCTTAACGTATCTTGCGTGTACTTTATTTACTTCTGGAGATAGTTGTCCTAATACTTTCAGAAATGGTAATGCAAGATCTTCTTGCGTCATGTTCTGAGAGCCTTTGTCTGCATCAGCTTCAAACATATTGACTGCTAATGCACCTTCTTCTTTTTTTATTACTTGGTTCATTGTTATTGTTTCCTTTTTATTGTTGTTTTATTTCCAACAAATACGTT